GTTGATACAAGAGCAAGAGCAAGGTTAGCTGCTGTTCAAATTGAAAATGAAAATTTAGATGAGAGCTGGAGATACGGTACGTTTAGATTTGATGTTAGAGTGGATGGTAGAAGATAATGGCAAAAATAACAATACAAATACCTGAACCTAAAACTGAATATTCTCAAGAAGATCAAAGACAAATACTTCAAGCCTTAAGAACTCTTCAGTCTCAGTTGAATTTTTCATATGAGAATGATATAAAAAACAAACAAGATGCATTTACTTATTTTTTATCATGACAATACAATATAAAAGTACAACCTATAGTCTTACAACAACCAACTTAACAACTGTGTTGACTATATCAACTTCATCTTCAGCAATATGTAAAATGGTTCAAGGATCTCATGCAACTGCAAGTAATGTTGATGTTGATCTTTATTTAAAAAAATCAGGAGGATCAGATGTTGAGATAGGTCATGCGGTTTTAAACAAGTCATCTGAAAACCTTATAAAAGATACTTTAAATTTAGAAGGTGGTGACATATTAAAAATTCAAGCAGATACAGCTAATGAAATTACAGGTGTTGTAAGCTACGCACAAATAGATAGATCTCAAGAAAATGGCTAAAAAGAAAGCACTCTTTGGAGTTAGCAATTACCATAAAAGAACACCTAAAAAACGTCCTGGTGTCCATACAAAAAATCAAAATAAAAGAAAACCACATCGTAAGAAATATATTGGACAAGGGCGTTAATATATTGTAATTAAATACAATGACCGTATATCAAAAAGTTAAATGTAAAACTAAAACTATCTATAGAAGTATTAAGACAGGTGAAAGATACGAGACAGAAGAAGCTTTTTTAGCTGAGCATCCTAAAGAAGATTTAGCTACTGACGTTGAAGTTCAAGTTCCTGATCTTCCTATATTTGGTAGCACACAATGAATCCATTAGGTGGAACAGAACTACAGCTTGGTTTTCTGCAAAAGTATGTTTCTAAAGAATTATTAGATAAGTTTCAAATATGCACTTCAGTTCCACACAAAGTTCCTTTATCAAAAGATAAAATAAATATTCTTTGGCAAAAAATGGCTCCTGATCAACCTCACTTTCAAGAGTTCTTTAAAGATCCCGAGCAAATAAAACAATATGATTATTATGTTTTTAATAGCCATTGGAACTATGAACAGTTTAGAAAAACTTTTTCATTACCTGAGCATTTATGTACGGTAATAAAAAACGGAATTCCTGATATTAAAAAAAGAGATCCTAAACTTAAAAAAGAAAAAATAAAATTAATATATCAACCAACACCTTGGAGAGGCCTATCTGTCTTATTAGGTGCTATGCAGTTAGTAAATAATAAAAACATAACTTTAGATGTGTATAGTAGTACACAGGTTTATGGAGATGAATTTAAGGAAAAAAATGATCATTCATATCAAGACTTATATGATCAATGTGAAAAGTTACCTAATGTAAATTACATAGGATATAAACCTAATGACTATATTTTAGAAAACTTACATACCTATGATGCATTTGTTTATCCTAATATTTGGGAAGAGACTTCTTGTATATCAGCAATTGAAGCTTTAGCTTGTGGACTGTATGTAGCAACAACGGACAACGGAGCACTTTATGAAACTTGTTCTGAGTTTCCAATTTATATACCTATGGACAAAGACTGGAAAAATTTAGCTATGCAATTTGCAGCTGTAATAGATCAAATACCTGGACAATTGAATGAGGTTGGGTGTCATAATCATTTAGAGTTTCAACAAAAATTCTTTAATCATTTTTATAATTGGAAAGTTATTGCAGGACACTGGAATGGATTTCTACAAGGAGTTTTAACAAATGCAAGATCCAAGTAAACCAATTTGGTTTGGTAAAAACGCAAAAACAGAACCTAAAACAAAAAGTAAGTATAGATTTTTTGTAGGTACTCCTGTTCATAGCGATGTATCCATACATTATTTTCAAGCTTGTCTAGAGTTTCAAAAACAATGTATGAAGAAAGATGTATTAACTTGTTTTCAAGTAATGAAATCTTCTTTAGTTACTCAAGGTAGAAATTTATGTGTGTCTAGTTTTATGGAGACAGATAGTACACATTTGTTATTTATTGATTCAGACATAGATTTTGATAGTGAATCTATATTTAAAATGGCAGACACAAACAAAGATGTAATATCAGTGCCTTACCCACTTAAGACTTTCAACTGGGAAAAAGGTTTTAATAAGGTAAAAGCAGGCATAATTAAAAATGCTGAAGATCTTAAATATAAAGGCTTCTATCAATATCCTATGAAAGTAAAAGACGAACAGAATATAAAGATGGATAAAAATGGAGTTATTGAAGTTACTCATTCACCTACTGGATGTATGCTTATAAAAAGAGAAGTCATTGAAAAGATGATTAAAGCTTATCCTGAAAAAGAGATAATACAAAAAACTATTATTAACGGTAAAATGGAAACAAAACCATATTTATATAATCTTTTTGACACTGATTTTGATCCTGAGACTAAAACTTATTTGGGAGAAGACTTTGCTTTTTGTAAGAGATGGAAAAAAATAGGTGGTAAATGTCATGCTCTTATAACAGAGAAAATAAGTCATATAGGAGAACACCAATATAGAGGGTCTTTTTCCGATGAGTTGTCAAAGACCTCATAAAATGGTAATATTTACCAATTAGCTAATTTTAAGGATTACATAATATATGTTACAATTTTTACCCTATGCACTGGCCGCCTACGGAGGATACAAAGGTTATAAAGGATCCAAAGACGCTGGTGGATCAGGACTTCAAAGAATATTAGGCGGACTTACAGGAGCAGCAGCTGGATACTACGGTGGTAAAGGTGTCTTGGCTGGAGGTTCAGCAATGGGCGTACCTGGTTTTTCTGCAGCGCAAACTGGATTTACACCCTTCACTTCATTAGGACCAATACAAGCTTTAGGTCGAACACAAGCTGGCGCAATGTTAGGATTACCACAACAAGCATCAGTATTAAATCCTGCGGGTCAAATGGCAGTTGGTCAAGCTACTATGCCAGCGGTAAGTGCAGCAACAGCTGCAGGTACAGCGGCAACGGCAGGCGGACCTGGAGGCACACCAGCTGAACAAAACTTTTTACAAAAATTATTTACACAACAAAGATTAAACGAGAGAGGTGACTTCACAGGTGAATTACAAATTGATCCTATGAAAGCTGCATTAGCAGTAGGAGCAGGAACATATTTTGGAGGTGCATTTGATCCTAAACCACAAGACGTTTTTACTCCAACTTATAATTTAGCAGTAGCAGATTTACAAAAAGCAAGAGGTGGTTTTAGATACATAGATCCTGAAACAGGTGTAGAGAAAACATTTGAACAACCTTACATACCTGAAGCTGATCCTAAAAATCAAGGAGACTTTAGACAAGGTCCATATGCAATAGAGGCAGATAGATATAATAAAGGTGGTTTAGCAGAAATAAAAAAATTTAATGAAGGTGGTATTAATTACCTTCCAAGTAAAAGAACTCATGACGAAGATGATTCTGTAAATTATGTGAGAGCATCAGGATATGTCGAAGATGGGTCAGGCACAGGAGACAAAGACGAAGATACAATGTTAGCTCAATTAGCAGACGGAGAGTTTGTAACAAGAGCAGATGGAGTGTTAGGCGCTGGAATCATTGCTGGAGGAAACCCTAATAGCATGAAAGATATGAGAGAAAAAGGTGCAAAATACTTCTATGACCAACAAGCTCGATACAAACGAGTTTTTGATTTATTACAGAAGGGCAAAGATGCACAAACAAAAGTTAGCTAAACCAGATCTATCAGTTTTATCTGTAGAACCTAAATTCATTGATAAGTTTTGGCCGTTGTGTGATTTTATGGTAGCTGAAGCTTTAAATTACTCAGGTGGTTTTGCTACAGCTAAAGATATCAAAGATCTACTTAAAAAAGATGAAGCTCAATTATTTTTGGTTTTTGGAAGTGATGAAGAAGAATTAAATCAAGTTTTCGGTTTATTTGTAACTCGAATAGCAGCGTTACCTGCTTACTCTCAACTTGAAGCAATTATTTGTACAGGAAGAAAAAGACATTTATGGGAGGACAAGATAGTGAAAACAGTTACAAAATTTGCTAAACTTAATGGATGTAAAAAACTAAGCTTTTGGGTAAGACCAGGTTGGTCAAGAGTATCTAAAAAATGGGGTTGGAAAGCTAAACATATTCAAATGGAGAGAGAAGTCTAATGGGATCAATAGTAAGTAGTATATTTGGCGGCGGCGGTGGATCTGCACCTGCACAACCTTCATCAAGTGGAACATCTTTTAATACATCAGTTATAAGAGAAGCACCAGGAGTAGAAGAACGTAAAATAGAACTTATGGATCTAGCTAGAGGAATAGCTGGTCAACCTATTAATATTCCTGCAATGCAAGTTGCTGGTCTTGGAGCTTTAGAGCAACAAGGTATAACAGCGGCAGGCCAAACAGGAGTTGGTGCTCCTACAGTAACATCGGGCATCGGACAATTACTTGCTGCTCAGACACCAAATATTTCACAATTTTTTAATCCATATCAATCATATGTTACAGATGAAATTAATAGACAAGCTGGAATTGCACAAAATCAATTAAGTGCTCAAGCAGTTATGCAAGGTGCTTTCGGTGGAGGTAGAGAAGGAGTTCAAAGAGGAGAATTAGAAAACGCAAGATTAAGACAAATAGGTCAAGCACAACAACAAGGTTTTGGAACAGCGTTACAAGCTGCACAAAACCAACAACAAATGCAAGGCAATATAGGAAGCCAATTAGCTAATATAGGACAAGGCCAACAACAGATGGCACAAGCAGATATAAATCAATTAATGCAAGCTGGTGGGTTACAAAGACAACTTGCACAAGCAACTACAGATGCTGCTAGACAATCACAATTACAACAGGCTTACGAACCTTATCAAAGAGCAGAGTTCTTATCTAATATTTATGCAGCTGGACCTAAATCACAATCATCGATTGGTACAACTACAGCTCCTACAACAAGTCCTTTAGCTCAATCAGTAGGTACAGGCATAGGCGCATTCCAAGCATTTCAAGGTATGCAGGGAGGGAGATAATGTCCCTAGATAAAGTTTTAAACAGACCACTGTTTCGGCAACAAGCTTTAAAGAAAGGTGCATTAAAACCTGTTAGAGCTAGAGTAGGAACAATGGTTGGCCTTCCAACAGGCGGTTCAACAGCTTTCAATCCAATGAGAGTACCTACAATTAATCAACAAGGTTTTTTTGGTAGAAACGTTAGACCAGCCATGCAAAGAACTGGTCGATTTTTAAAAAATTCATTTGGTATACGGCCGTTAATATCATCTACTGGAACTTACATGTTGTCTGATGATATTTTAACAAAACTTGGAGTGACTGGTCCTCTAAAAACAGGAATAAATTTTGCTGCTGGTGTTGTAGGAGCTACGCCTTATGGCAGAGCAATAGGTTATGGTTATTCAGGACTAAAAGGTTTGAGTGCTTTAGCTGATAAAGTAAGAAGAGATAATCCAAATTCTATGATTGGCCTTGATAAAAAGGATCCTACTCAAAATACATTTGATCAAATTACTGGAGGAGTTTTAGCTGGTGAACCATTAGCAACTGGTGATAGAGCAATAAATCCATTTAGAAAGTTAGATCCATCTAGACCTAGAGGTAGAGGTGCAATTAAAAAAGCACAAGAGGAAAAAATTAAGGTTGCACAAGCAGAAGGATCTGAATTAGGTATAGTGCCTGATCAATTAACCGCTCCTCAAAACGAAATTAAAGTTGGCAGTGAAAACATTGCTGATCTAAATAAATTAGTAAAAAATAAACGTGGTGAGATTTTAAAAGAAACAATACAGCCACAAACCGTAGCAATGCAAACGGACAGCGGATCAAGTATAGATGGAGGATTAACAGGTCCAGTAGGTATTGAAGGACAAGATATTTCATCTAAACCACCTGCTCCAGTAAAAGAAACACCAGAACAAGTGGCTCAAAAAACTTTTAAAGCTTCACAAGACGGTAAAGGCACTGAAAAACCTATTGGTGGAAAAAGATATACAACAAATTTAATTCAAAGAGCAAAAGAAATAAGAGCTGAAATGGGTATGGAGCCTCAAGGTGATGTAGCTAAGTCTATGTTTTTAAGTCAATTAGCAGCTGGATTGATGGCTGGAACTTCTAAACAAAGAGGTTTAGCAGGCGCTGTGCAAATTTTTGGTCAAGCTTTAGGTCCAGCAGTAAGTAATTATGGAGTTATGAAATTAAAACAAGATGAATTAGAAAATAAATCTATGGAAACTTATTTAGGTTTTGCTTTTGATGAGATGAAATTATTTAATGATGCTGCTGCGGGAGAACCTTTTGGTGGTGAATTAGGAATTATACAATTTATTGATGATAACGGTAATACAATTAATGTAAAAGGTAGACAAACTAAAGGCGGAACTATGGAATTTGCTACTGGACAAGTTGATCAAAGAGGGAATGAAATATATGCAGCTGTAAGTAGCCAAGCAAATGTTCCAGGTTTTGGTCAAGTAAATCAATTTTTAGATAAGAAGACTGTGAATACAGAAACAATTAAAATTGGTGATACATTATCTAATAGATATAAAACATTTAAAATAACAAATGATGTATTAGACACGATCGCTGCCCAACCAGAATCAGTTGGACCAGCTGGTGCCATTAATTTGTTTAAAACAAGATTTGGATCAGCATTATCTGATTTAGGTTTTTCTTTTGGAGCTGGCAAAAGTGAAGCTAGAGCTGCAGCAGAAGCATACAGAGCTCAAATAGAGGCTTCAGATTTAGACGAAAAAAGTAAAAAACAATTATTAAAAGACACTGACTTTAATAAACTTTACAGAGAAGCTGAAAAAAGAATTAAAGATAGAACACCAGGTAAAGTAGATGCAGAAACTTTAGAGTCGTTGGCTGTAGCAGAAACTACTTTAGTATATGCATTAGCTAACTCATTTAAAGATAAAGATAGATTGACAGCTAGAGATGTCGCTGCCGCTGAAAAACTTGTTAACTTATTTACATTAACAAGAGGTTCTAGTTCTGTAGCAGCATCAATTAAAGCAATCGGACAACAATTACAAGATGACATTACAAGATATGAGAATGATTATAGAAGAGTAGGTGGCCTTGAAAGAACTCTACAAAATATGAGAGTACAAAATCAATTTAGATTACAATCAGGTAATACTGTGACAGATGTATTTATTAAGAAATTAGATGATGCAGGATTAATAGAGGAGTTTAATAAATAATGGCTACAATAGAACAATTACAAGAGTCACTAGATAATAAATCTTTAGATCCTAACACGCTTAGTCCTAAGCAAAAAAAAATTATAGATGAATTAATAAGAAGAAAAAAACTTACAGGCCCGACTATGTCTGAGTTATCATCTCAACGTGATACAGCAGCTAAAAAAATAGCAACCGAGCAAGAATATTATCAAGACCCTATAGCTACTGCTCTTGCAGCAGAGGATTCTTTTTTTAAAGGTAGACCGACAGCTGTGTTTGCTGGTGATATAACGGGATCAATTGCTCCTTATATAACTATGAGAGAACAAATTTATGGAGCGGCTAAATCAGGTAATCTTTGGAAAAAAGGTCCAGGTAAAATGGCAAAAGTTGCTGATGCAGTTACTCAAAGACTTCCAGGCAGATTAAAACTTTTAGGTGGAGCTTTTAAATTATTGGGTAGAGTAGCAGACTTACCTGCTAAAGTTATTCAAAGTCCCCTAGGTAGAGCAGAAGTTTACTCAATACTTGGCGGTACGGCAGGTGCTGGTGCAGGATCTATAACCTACGATATGTTAAATGAACAAGCAGGAACTTTTATAGCCTCACAAATATCAGATCAATTTGCAGATTTACCAGACAAAGAAATTAATTCTGATATGACTTTAAATGCATTAAACGAAATGAAAACTGCAGCTTATTGGAATACGGGTGCAGCATTACTTACTCCTTTTATTGCAGGACCTTTAGGTAAATTAGGAAGTAAATTATTCGGTACGAAAGGTGCTAAACAAAAAGAATTAGCAGAGTTTGCAAGAGATAAAGGTTTACCTATTCCGTTAATTCAAGCAATGGACAACGGACCTTTTACAAGTATTGGTAAAGGATTTTTTAAAACAGTAGGTGTATTTCCATTTATTGGCCCAATAGCTAATCAAGCTTTTCAAGGTGCAGAGCAAAAAGCAGGAAGAATGTATTTAGATCAATTAACTACTTACGCTCCATTAATGAAAACAGGAGCTTTATCACATTCTATTTATAACCAAGCTGCAAGAGTTTTTAATGACAACATGGATTTGATTGGTTCTAAGTATGATGCTTTTGAAAGATTAGCGGACACCGTAGGGAACCCAGCTATCATTAAATTAGATAAAACAGTAGCTAAAGCACAAGAACTTAAACAATCATTAACAGGAATGTTTCCTGATACACAAAGATCAATGATGGCAAAGAATATTGATGAAACTTTAAAACAAACTGGAGATCCAATTAATTTATTTTATGAAGCAATGGATGCTATTGGAACAAACATGATTACTCCAAAACAATACAAAGGTGTAATTCAAATGTTAAATAATGCTATTCAAGGAACAGACTATAGAACACTTGGTAGACAAATGTTTATGATAAGAGAAGCTTTAGAAAATGATTTTAATGCATTTGGAGCAAACTTAACAAAAGGTGCCTTCTTGCAAGATGCAGGTATCAAAGCAACGTTTGATGGTTTGGCTAAACAAAGTCCTGAAAGAGCAGAAGCTTTTATACAAAGTAATATAAAAAATGCAGAAAAACTAAGAGATAAATTATACGATGCTAATGCAACATTTAATAAAGTATTGAATATGTATACAACACCAGCTGCAGCTAGATCATTACAAAAATTTGACAAACAATTATTTACAAATAAAGGCACATTTGGAATTGTAGGTAGAGAAGCAATGCCAAGAGATTTATTATTCTCTACTATGGAAAGAGACGTATTTCAATCTAACTCAGCGGAAGCTTTGAAAAGTTTTAAAACATTAATTGGTGCTGAAGGTAAATACGCAACTAAAAATGGAAAATTATTATTTGAAGCATCTAAAGCAAGGTACATGTTTAATGCTTTCTTAGATTCATTTGATTCAGCTACTGCTCCACAAGCTAGATCAGTATTTAGAGATACAGTTGATTTGGCTCCAGGTGTTAAAGCAGGTACAGAATATGCACAAGATGTAATGGAAAGATTGGGAACTGATTCTATAGAAGCAGCTAGAGGTTTTAAAATTACCGATGTACAAAAAGGTAATGGTATTTTCGATGTGACTGATATTAGATTCTCACCTGAAGACTTTGCTCAATTTAATATCAATAAGTTTATGAACAAATTAGGAATAGGTAAAGCAACAGAGGATCTTGGTAGAGAGAAGATGATTCAAATGTTGGGTAAAGAGGGTGCCAAAGACTTTTATGGATTTACAAATTACATGAAATCTATATCTGATATTCCTGTATCTGACACATCTACATTCTTACAAAGAAGATTTACTTTAGGATCATTAGGATCCGTAGCAGGTGGTTTGTTTATTGGCGGCGCTGCATTTAGTGTTAACCCGTTTGCACCTGCAATATTTTTACTTATGGCAAGAAGAGCAGGTCTTATGCTTACAGATCCAACAGCATTAAGATATATGAACGATGCATTGTTACCTGAAGAACAATTAAAATTATTAAAAGGACAATCAATTGGTGAAGTGCAAAAAGGTTTGTTTGGAACTTCAAGAAAATTTACTGGAAGAAGTATTAATCCAAAATTAACTGCTGTAGGTTTAACAAGAAAGAGAGATGCTTTTGCTAGATTATATAATTACTTTGCAGATCAAGAACAAGATTTACCAAGAGTAGACCCTAGAACTGTTGATCCGAAAGAAATACAAGAAAGACTATTAAATTTATCTTATCAAATACCTCAACCTATTTATGATGATAAGAATTTACCACCTCAAGTTATTGAAACTATGTACGCAGGTGACCTACAAAAATCATCTGGTGATGTGAATACTGATAATGACATGGTAGCTTATTTAAATAGAACCGTTGAAGCAGATACAGAAACAGTTTTAGAACAAGCTAGAAGAGACGAAGAAGCAGACGATCCAAGAATCACTGATGACTTACAATTACAACCTGTCGTTCCACAAACAGCAGAAGTTCCACAAACACCACAAGGTCAAGTATCTTCTCAACAAGTACAGCAATTGTACCCTTTTGATTCTACAGCAAATGCAATAGCACAAAGGAGAGAAAGTGGTCAAACGTAAGAAGTTTAATAATGAAGATGTGCTTGCACATCAACGGATAACGGATCACGAAAAGCTCTGTCATATTATGCAGAAAGAAACCAATAAAAGAATTGAAGATTTACACAGAGACGTACATAGGCTCGAGAAAATTATGCTGAGTAGTACAGGGTTTTTAATGACTACAATGATAGGTTTAATTGTTGCACTTGTAGTTAAAATATTCTAAAACAATAGAGTGAACATCCTTAAGAAATATCCTTACAAAAAACACAATCGATTTCAATCTACAACAGGTAGAAAATACTTAGTAAATGAAAATCCTGTACCTAGTGTTACAACCATACTCTCGGCTACTAAAGATAGTAAGTTTTTAGATGACTGGAGAAGAAGAGTAGGTAATGAAGAAGCAGATAGGATAATGAAAAGTGCATCAACAATAGGAACTGAAATGCACAGAGTCCTTGAGTATTATTATAATGGTGAAAAATATTATAACGAAACAGAACAGGGTATAAAGCCAAGGAAGATGGCAGAAGTTATTAAAGATAATTTAGGGGTAGAAGAAGTCTGGGGTAACGAAGTTTCTTTAGCCTATAACCAAGAGTATGCAGGAACAACAGATCTTGTGGCTATGGCTTATGGAAAACCATCGATTATTGATTTCAAGCAAAGCAATCGTCCAAAACGAGAAGAGTGGATTGATGATTATAAATGTCAGCTTGGAGCCTATTATTTAGCCCATAAAACGCATTACGGGCCCATAGAGCAAGGTATCGTATCAATATGTACCCGAGACCTCCTATATCAAGAATTCAAGCTCTCAGAGCCTGTATTGGACGAATATGCTAATAAATTTCTTGAAAGATTAGAAACTTACAAAAAAGCTATGAAAAAAGGCTAGAGTAGCCATTGTTTGGCTTTGTCTCCTAAAGTCTTAGCAGATAGGTATTGTTTTTCTTTTAATGCCTTAACAATTCTTTCATCAATTGTATCCTTAGCTATTATATCAATATAGACCACATTCTTTGTTTGACCTATTCTGTGTGCCCTATCTTCAGATTGTAGACGAACTTCAAGATTATAATTATTAGAATAGTAAACAACATATTTGGCTTGTGTCAAAGTAAGGCCATAACCTCCTGTCGTAGGATTACCTACAAAGAATCTACACTCAGGATCATTTTGATAACGGTCAACGGCCACCATTCTATCTTGTTGTGATACTTCACCATATATAGATACGACAGATTTGCTTCCATATTTTTCACTTAATGCGCCAATAACTTCATGAATATTATGTACATAGGTTGCCCATATAATTACCTTTTGATCTGTTTCTTCTAGTATCTCTAGTAAAGCTTTTAGTTTTTCATTTTTAAATTGTAATATCTCACCATCATCACTTTTAACATAGCCATTAGCCACTTGATGTAATCTTAATATTTCAGTTAATTGATTGTGGACTGATATCGTTTCATTCTCAAACTTAGCTAGAGCTTCTATTTTTAGTCTTTGATAAACTCTTCTTTGCTCCCCCTCTAATTCTATCTCTCTTTTTTGATATATTTTTTCAGGTATATCCAAACATTGATCTTTAGTCAGTCTTAGTGAAAATGTTTTAAGTTTTTGTTCTAATTCATCTAAATTAGTAAACCCATCAGGAACTCTAATGCTTTCTCCCCTAGCCACATATACATCATCAAAAGTACAATACCTATTTCTAAAGGCATAAAAGCTTTTGAAGCCTAATAATGCTGGATCAAGAAAGGCACATTGTGTATAAAGATCTAATGGAGATTTTGTTACTGGTGATCCTGTTAATATACGCCGCATACGGGCTCGCCATCTTAGCGCTAAAATGTTTTTTGTTCGTTTTGCTTTTGGGTTTTTTATGGTCGTGGATTCATCAATTACCATTATATTTTGTGGCTGGTTAATCAAAAACTTATTACACTCATCTAATCCTTTTTTAGTTGATAAGGCCTCTACATTAATAAGAAAAAACTTAAGTTTATCTTTTTCAGTTATAAATTTTTTATATTCTTTAGGCTTGTTTACTTTCCAAGCAAAAACAGATCTTGGTATTTCATCAGGTAAGTGAGTTTCTATTTCATTTTTCCATACAGTGTACACAGATTTAGGTGCAACTATTAAGGCAGCATCTACGCGTTTCTTTAAATATAAATAACCAATATTATCTATAGTAGTTTTTGTTTTACCCGTACCCATTTCCATAAAAAGAGCATAGGTTGTTTTATCAGCTGATTCGGCTAATGCTTTTCTTTGATGTTCATAAGGTTTCGTCTTATAGGGGTACTTAAAATCTGCCATATCCAGCTAATTTTTATATTTTTTTATTTGACAACGCAAGGGAATAATTTATAAGCGAGTTAGATATGGATATCGAAAAGTTTTCTAATTTAGAAGTTGATACTGCAAGCACGAAGTCAATCTCGGATGCTTGTAATGAAATGAAAAGATTGGAAAATGAAATTGAACAAGCTGAGGAAATTCTTTCCGCAAAGAAAGCTAAATACAAAGATTATCAGGAACGTAAAATACCAGAATTAATGCAAGAAGCTGGTGTTAACGCAATTAAACTTGCTGACGGCACGCAAGTTGAAGTAAAGCCCTTTTATGGTGCAAGAATACCTGAGAGTCGTGTCGAGGAAGCTTTCAGTTGGCTACGTGAAAAAGGTTTTGGTGATCTTATAAAAAATACGGTTACAACTACTTTTAACAGAGGACAAGACAATCAAGTTGCAGAACTAGTAAAGGTTTGTGAGAACTTTGGATTTAAATATTTGCAAAAGCAAAAGGTTGAACCAATGACTCTAAAGGCATTTGCTAAAGAGCAAGTTGAAAAAGGAAAGGAACTCCCGTTTGATTTATTTGGTATCTATATTGCAAATAAAGCTAAACTAAAAACGAAGGAGTAAACATGTCTAACGACAACCAAGTAGCTACAAAGAAGAAAAACGAAGTAGCAACAATCGACATCGAAAAGTTTGCTGATCAAGGTTTTGAAAACATTGATAGCAAATCACTGCAGTTACCATTTCTTAAAATTTTAGGACAGTTATCACCACAAGTGACGGCTGGGGATTCTAAGTATATTGAAGCTGCAAAACCAGGAATGATCTATAATACTGTTACAGATAAACTCTATGACGGTAATAAAGGTATGTTGGTAATACCTGCTTATTACAAATTTGAATATATTGAATGGGCAGATAGAGGACAAGAAGGTAGTAGTGCACCTAGAAATATTTATCCAGCCGATAGTGATGTTATGTCTAAAACAAATAGAGGTGATGATGGTAAGGATAGATTAGAATCAGGTAACTACATCGAAGAGACAGCATCACACTTTGTTGTGGTTGTTGAAGATCATATGGCAAGCGAAGCCTTAATCACAATGAAATCTACTCAAAGAAAGAAATCTAAAAAGTGGAATTCAATGATGAACATGATGCAAGTCCCTAAAAAAGATGGCAAAGGTTTTTTTAGACCTGCACCATTCACTCAACAGTACAGATTAAAAACCGTTTTGGAGAAAAACCAATTAGGTTCTTGGTATGGTTGGGAAATTACATCTGAAGGTTTGGTAAATGATGAAAGCTTAGTTAATAGAGCTTACAAATTTAGACAATCTTTAGCAACAGGTAGTGTTAAAGTAAAACACGGCCAAGAAGAAGAATCAGCTAAAACTCCATTTTAATTATGGATTTTAATAAATCTCTGGAGCAGTTTAAAAAACTGTTCCAGGGGTCTGATACTTATCACGGGCAATCTAAAAAGTTAGGTAAACAAAGATCTGACGGAAAAGATGAATGGCGTAGTTGGATAAACCCTATCCCTATGACAGATCAGAATTGGCTCGACCATTTAGAAGGAAAAGATAGTTTTGGATCTGTTCCTATACAAGATGACTCCACTGCAAGTTGGGGAGTTATAGATGTAGATCGATATAACATTGATCATAAAAAATTTATCAAATTAATTAGAGAACGAAAATATCCTTTTGTCCCTTATAGATCTAAGTCAAATGGATTACATTTAATATTACATGTAGAAGAACCTGTAGCTGCATCAGCTATGCGTAAAAAAATGATTTCAATTGCTTCTGATATAGGAGTCAATGATGCTAAAACAGATATTTTTCCAGCACAAGATAATGTAGATCTTACTCCTGAGAAATGGGATGACAAACAAAAAGGTCAATTTGTTAATCTACCTTACCAAAATGCAAAGTTTCCGACACGATGTGCTATGGATGATGAGGCTAAAAGTTTGTCGTTCGAACAATACTTAGAATATGTAAAGAAGTTTGTAATCACAAAAAAACAATTTGAAGAACTTAAAACTGCTAAAGATAGTGAAGATAAGCAATGGCCTAATTGTGTTAACAAGTTTATTAGAAATAAAATAAAAGAGGGCGAAGGCCGTAATGATGCCATGTTTAATGTTGGTGTTTTATGTAAAAAGATTAATGAAGACAAGAACTATTGGGAAGAACATATTAGAGAACTTAACAAAGAGATATGCGTTCCACCGTTAAATCCAAGAGAAATTGCAAAAGTAATAGAACAAGTAGATAAAAAAGATTATTCTTTTAAATGTGGTACATCGGTTGCAAGAATGTATTGTAATGGATCTACGCAATGTGCCAAACGAAAATACGGTATTGGATTAAATGAAGCTATTCCTGAAGTAGGTAAGTTAGTAAAAGTAAATTCATATCCTGATCCTTATTGGCTTTTACCTATACAAGGTAAAGTCGTGAAATTAGATACAAAGCAATTGTATCAACAACAATTATTAGGCGAGAGATTACTAAATTATGATATTGTTTGGAGACCTTTGAAACCAAGCAAGAGAGATCCTGATCCTTACAGAGATTGGTTAGAAGAACTTATAAGTAACAAACAAGATATGGAAGGATTTGATGGAGACGAAGAACGAGCAGAAGTATTTAATACTAGAATTGTAAAATTCTTTGAGGATACTGATACGATTACTGAGTTTGATCAAATTGAACACGATAATATTTGGCAAGACAATACAGAAATAAGGTTTAAACTTGAGACCTTTAGACAATTTATGAAGAAACAAGGATATAATTGGTCTGAAAAAGATTGTACAATGTTCTTACAAGGAGCAGGCTGTAAGAAAAGTGCAAAGTTTCAAGGAGTACAAGCTAGACATTGGGTTGCCACATTACCAAAACAAACAGAACACAAAAACAAAAATGTCAAATTCACTAAAGCAAAAACTCCATGGGAAGACCGTTAAATTCTTTGGCCCACCAGGCACAGGTAAAACCCACAGACTTTTAGAAAGAGTTAAACGATTTCTAAAACGAGGTATATCTCCTGATGAGATCTGTTATATCTCATTTACTAACAAAGCTATTGAAGAATGTTTAGATAGAGTAAGAAAAGATTTCAAAGGTTATGATCAAGATGACTTTAAATATTTTAGAACTTTACATTCATTAGCTAGACAACAATTTGCTGACATTCCTGTATTAGATCCTAAAGTAGATATGCTTCAGTTTCATACGCAGTATGGAACGGTAAAAATTAATTACAAACCCACTTGGGATGATCAAAAAGTTTATAACAATTGGTCTTTACAAATATACGACAGAGCAAGAAATATGAAAGCCGATCCAATAGATCTATACAAAAAAGAACCTCGAAAGAAAGTAAGGCTACAGCAGTTTAAATCTATTATAGCAGGATATGAACAATACAAAACTTACGAATCTAAACCTGGAGAGTTTAAAAATGATCGTTTAGATTTTACAGATATGGTACAGAAGTATATAGACTCAGGTTTACCTATTCCTTTTAAAGTATTAATGGTTGATGAAGCTCAAGATCTAACACCTTTACAATGGGATATGGTTGTTAAGTTAGCTAAACATTCTGACAAAGTTTATTTAGCAGGTGATGATGATCAGGCTATCTATGAATGGAACGGTGCAGAAGTTACATTCTTTCAAACGTTTCCAGGTAAGGTAAAGATATTACAAAAATCTAGAAGACTTAATAAGAAAGTACATTTTTTTTCTAAGTGTTTATTAAATGGTATGGAAGGCCACCGAATCGAAAAAGATTTTACATCTAACGGTAAAGATGGTGAGATCTATAAATGGAGTACACTGAAAAAAGTACCTTGGGATATAGAAGGGACCTGGATGGTGCTTGCTAGAATAAACGATGTGAAGCGAGAGCTGCAAGACGAAGCAAAGAAGATGGGTCTTTATTATCAGGATATGCGAGGCAATAAATCATTTGATGTAAATCAATGGAAAGCCATACAAGATTGGGACAAGATTGTTGAAGGTGGATCTATAACTAGAGAAGATGCCTGTAATATGTACAACTATTTATTAAACATAGATCACGGCTACCGATCAACGGACAGTAAGAAGTGGAGCTTTGCTCATCCTAATCAAGTATTTAACTTTGAACAACTTCATTTACAAGGTGGTATGGTAGAAGACAAAAAACCTTGGGCAGATGCTTTTAAAAGAAAGTTTAAAGATAGTGAGAAAAGATACTTTAGAACGATTATAAACAAAGAAGTAGATCTAGATGCAAAAGCCCGAATCATTATTGATACCATACATCAAGTAAAAGGCGGTGAAGCAGATAACGTAGTAGTATCAGCTAAATGTAATTTTCCTTCTCATTTTGATCGTAAAAGTTTAGATGAAAGAATAAAAGAATTAAGGGTTTGGTACACAGGAGTTACTAGAACTATAAATACTTTACACTTATTAGGCACATATCATAGGTATCATTTTCCCTTGTCTAAATATTATAAATTGTATAAAAGTAACTATGCCTAAGAAACAAATTGGTGGATCTCACTATAAATCTTTTGCCATCGAGCCTTGGACATTTGTTCAAGAAAATAACTTAAATCCTTTTCAAGCCAATGTAATAAGATATACGTGCAGATACAAAAACAAAGGCGGAATTCAAGACTTAGAAAAAATAATTCATTATTGTGAAATGGAAATAGATTTTATGAAAAAGAAAATTCCAGATGATTCTATTGAAAAAGAAGAGGAATGGGCAGCCATGATAGCTCAGATGCAAGATTCATGAGTCATCAATTAAATTTTATTTATAATGATTCTGATTGGGTAGCTCCTTCAGAATATCCTGACTTGAGAGATGCTACAGAAGTAGCAATAGATTTAGAAACAAAAGACCCTGAACTAAAAAGATTAGGATCAGGTTGGGCTACAGGCAAAGGCCATGTTGTTGGGTTTGCTGTTGCAGCTTTAGGTAAGCAATGGTATTTCCCGATTGCTCATGATGCTGGTGGTAATATGGATCTAGCTGTAACTACAGCTTGGATGGTAGATTTATTAAAAAGACCTAGCACAAAAATATTTCATAATGCTTCATACGATGTTGGTTGGTTGATAGCTAATGGTTTTGAGATTAATGGTAAAATTGTAGACACTATGATAGCAGCAGCGTTAATTGATGAGAATAGATGGAGTTTCTCGCTAAATGCTTGTGCTAAAGATTATTTAGGTGAAATTAAAAACGAAACCTTTTTAAATGAAAAAGCAAAAGAGTGGGGTATAGATCCGAAAGCAGACTTATGGAAAATGCCTGCGGGTTATGTTGGTTTTTATGCAGAACAAGATGCAGCTCTTACATTAAAACTTTGGCAAAGATTTAAAACAGAGATACAACAACAATCTATTAATGATGTTTGGGACATGGAAATGGAACTACTACCAACATTAATTAAAATGAGACAGATAGGTATAAGAGTTGATGAAGAAAAAGCTCACATATTAAAAAAAGAATTTAAGAAAAAAGAATTTGAAGTATTACGTAAGATAAAAAAAGAAACTACCTTAGATGTAGATATTTGGGCTGCAAGAAGTGTAGCACAAGTATTTGATAGATTAGGTGTTGAGTATCCAAGAACTGCAAAATCTGACGAGCCGTCTTTTACAACGAATTGGTTGATGAATTGTGATCACCCGATTGCTGCTTTGGTAAGAGAGGCTAGAGAGATTAATAAATTTCATTCTACATTTATTGATTCAATACAAAGGTACGTTCATAAAGGAAGAATACACGCAGAGATAAACCAACTTAGATCTGATCAAGGCGGAACTGTATCAGGAAGACTATCCTATGCTAATCCTAACCTTCAACAAATTCCCGCAAGAAACAAAGAGTTTGGTAGTAAAATAAGGTCTCTATTCCTTCCAGAGGAGGGCAGACAGTGGGGTTCATTCGATTATTCACAGCAGGAGCCACGTTTAGTAGCACACTACTCAGCGTCCATCGGAGAGCGTTTAGATGGGTCTGAAGAGTTTATACAAGCTTACGCAGACGAATCAGCTGACTTTCATCAAATTGTAGCTGATATGGCAGGTATATCTAGAACACAAGCCAAGACGATTAATTTGGGTCTTTTCTATGGCATGGGTAAAGCAAAATTATCTAAAGAACTAGGTATTGATAAAGATAAGGCAGAGATCCTTTTAAATAAATATAATTCAAGAGTGCCTTTTGTAAAAAAATTAGCATCAGCTGTAACTCAATCGGCTAGTAAGTTTGGTTTTATAAGAACTATAAAAGGTCGTAAGTGTAGGTTTGATAAATGGGAGCCAGCTACTTTCGGTATGAATCAAGCTATGAATTATAATGAAGCTAAAGCTAATTATGGAAATAATATTAGAAGAGCCTTTACTTACAAAGCTTTAAACAGATTAATACAGGGTTCAGCTGCAGACCAAGCTAAACAAGCCATGATTGATTGTGCTAAAGCTGGGCATTTACCTATGTTGCAAATACATGATGAATTATGTTTTAGTATAGGAACTGATAAAGATATTGAAGTTATAAAAAATAAAATGGAAAACGCAGTTGATAATTTAAAGGTTCCGTTTAAATGTGATGTTGCTTTAGGTAGAAGTTGGGGAGAAGCTAAAGATGAGTGATAATTATAATAGTGGTAGTGCCTACAAAGCCATGTTAAAATTGTTTAGAGACGCAAAGATGGAAGAGAAAAAAATAACAAAGTGTTTACGATGCAATAACACTAGAGAAATTATAGTTTGGAGTGACACCTCTCAAACTAAAAAGATAAAAACATCCTGTCCAATGTGTGATCCACAACGGCCACCGCAAGAACTAAGAGATTTAGGTATTATTTAATCTTCGGTTTTCTTTTGGGTAAGGTCGTTTGCTCTTTTATATTTTGGCCATTTACAATTGTAGGTTTTGAGTCCTGTTTCAGTAAGAATTTTAATAATGTGGCCTCGTTCGGTTGATTCAACATAGTGCCGAATATAGTTAGGAATATCAGCATAAGAGTCTCCTTTTTTTTGAGGCATAGATACCCCTTGGTATAAACGATTTTTGATTAGGTTGCTAGTCTTTTTTTCTAGCTGTTATCTAAAAGACCTGCAGATGCATCAACAACACTTTGTTCGTTGATTCTTTTCTTCAGATCTTTAATTTTAATATCGATCCACTTCATATCAGTAGTTACTCTACCTTGTTGTAACGCCTGACCCGCCCACTTGGACTCCAACTGAAGTTTCTCCGATATTAACTTCTGTAGTGCCATCTTTTAGCTCCTCATATGAGACAAAGACTTTTTGTTTGTTATAAAAGTCCTCATCTTGTGCTGCGATCTCACCATTGTTCAGCTTCAATTTAAACTGTTGCAAGGCCTCAGCATCATTGTTAGCTTTAATTATCCCATCATAATACTTTCCTTCTGATCGTATCTGAACGCGATAACTTTTCATAAGATATTATATAACAAATTGTGGCAAGAATACAACCCTATGCACCTATGAGCTGTTGACAGGTATATTTTGTGGCTAATCTATTAGCTTCTACCATTCTCTCAGGCAGAGCTTCTAAAAGTATATGAGATTCTTTTTGAGCGGCTTGTACACATTCTTTCCAAGTAGAAAATTGCAACTGAACATCCAGTCCTTTAGTGCACGTAAAATCGATAAAAGAACAAATATATATAGTTAAAATAAATTTCATAATCTCCCATTTAATCCTTGCATTTAATATTAAAGTAGGTATAAATTCAAGGTAACAATAGGAGTATAACATGGACGACAATGATAAAAAACCTAGCTTAGTCAAAGATGTCATAGACAATTTTGATGCAGCTACAACAAACGTAAAAGAGGTCAATTTTAAAAATGACCCAACGGATATCATACAAACTATAGGTGCAGAAACAGAAGCTGTACTTATAACTTTTGATAAAAATCGTGGAGAAATTAAACTTTATCATAATGGTGTTGAATTAGATAAAGCTGTATTTGCTAAACAGTTTAGAGCAAATGTAAGTTTTTATTCTTTATTTGATATTATATTAGATAAGTTTGAAGATTGGAGAACAGCATGGATGAACTAAAACTTAAATCAAGCTCACACCTCTTCAAAAAATGGGTTTTACAAATGGATGAAATCCTAAGCAAAACACATACACACGATCAAACAGGTGCAGCCACAAGTGATGACTCAGAACACTTTAAAGATCAAAGAGAACGATTGGCATCAACAAAAGTAGATGTGTATGTTGCCCCTGTATATCCTGTCAATCAATGGTTAGCTACAGATTTAGTTAGAGATGAGATTGAATGTAGAACTTATGAGCAGGATCTAGAGAAAGCATCGGGAGATAACCACCGATGATGAAACAATTTGGTTATTTTGTATTAATGGGACTCTGTATAGCCTTACCACCAAAAATATTTTTATTTTTGATTGGTTTATTGGTGTATGGAATTCTTTACTAGGAGAAAAATGAAAACAATAATGATAATATTTGTAGCAGCAATCTTAACAGGTTGTTCTACATATTCAGTTAAGTTAGGTAAAAAATGTACACCATATAGCACCGAGTGGTCTTATGTGTGGTTCATTGAAAAAGGGAGCGAAGACAATGTCACAAAAGCAAACTGCAGTTGATTGGGTAAGTAGAAGAGTTAGTGCAATTAATAGAGTTTTAAAAAGTAAAGGAAATCATAGATCTTTTCATGAACATTTTATTGATGAACACTGGAGACTCATGAACACTAAATGTAAAACAAAGAAGGAGTATAAAATATGGACACGAGCAAATGGAAAAGTGTAGCTGTAGACATAGAGACCTATAAGATAGTAACAGCTATGGGTGCAAAAGGTTTTAGAAGACCTGGGGCAATGATTGCAAAATTAGCAGACTCCGAACTTAAGATAATAGCTAAAAAGACTGGTAAATCAGTAGAAAAGCTTAAGGCAGAGCTGTTGGCCCAAGGCGAAAAAAAATTAAACGGCAAATAACTACATATTGGGTGGTAGACACAAATTAATACTTGATCTTGTGTCTACCATTTGTTAAACAAAGATGTATTCCTCATAACCTAATGAAAAGTAGAGGTTTCTAACTACTTAAATTACCGAACAGCGAACAAACCTTTTTTTATTAATAATTTAAGGAGATTGTTTTGGCAGAAATAAAGCGAAAACCATTAAGTGATGTGTTTGATCAGGGTTTAGAAAAGTTAGTGATGATAAGTCCTAACAAAAAAACCTATGATGAACTAACATCTATAATGTTTCAGCTTTACAATGGTAATGATTTTGGAATGGGGAACTTTAGTTTACAGTTTTTAGATAAAACTGACAGAGCTTGGCGACAAGGACGAAAACAAACTGCAAAAAGGTTGGGATTGTCCTTAGTTAAGAATGTGTAGCCACCAGTTACTATATCCATATCATTGTCTTTCCAAAACTGGTGGTTATGCAGATGAGTATATTTGATCGTGTAAGAGATGCTGGCTTACAAGATGTAAGAGACATGAGTGGATTAGAACGCACTGAATTCATGAATGATATTTTCTTAGACTACCAGGCAAGTAAAGATCTCCGACAAAAGAAAATGGAGACTTTTTATCTTGAGTTACTCAAACAACTTATTAAAGATTATGGGCACTAATATTGCGACAGAAATATTAAAAACCCCTGATACATCACAGCATAGACTTTACCAAGCTGTAGTGATTCAAGCGTTTGAGGATTGCTTATACACTTTAGGTGGTAAGAACGAGGCTTATAATAAAAAAGAAGCTCATGAGTGGTTTTTAAGTAATAGTAATGATTTTAAAACTATATGTGATTTAGCCAATTTAGACGCTGACCATGTACATGAAAGATATAAATGGTGCCTGAAAAATAAGGTGATTATTTTTACTGAAATTCAATGTTATTGGATAGAATATAAAAACGAATATAAAAAATATCGAGGAGTAGATACGAAAGAAGAAAGACGTACTATTAAGGAAAGAATCGATCAGATTCGTTATAAATTAAACTTAAAAGATAAGAAGAAATGAAAGAAATTGTAATTAGCCTATTAATATTAGTATCTAGTGGAGATATAAAAACCCATGATATAACTATTTACGAGAGCTGCTACACGTGGTATGAAAAGAATGTAAAAATGACTGTAAAAAAAACACCACTGTTCGGACAGAGATCTTTTCATTATTATGATAAAAAAAGGGTGGTAGGATTTATCTGTAACTATAAGGAACCTTTTGAATGAGCATTAGAAAAGAACTTTGTACGATGTTTAGAATAAACTGGGCTAGAACCGTTTATTTTGCATTGTCCGTGTTTTGGGGATTTTTATTATATGGCACGTACAGCACTTTCCTTTAAAATAGATGAAGCTAGCAGGAGTTACTGGCAAACTAAAGATCCTAAATTTAAGAAGGAATGGTATAGGTTAATTAATTTGTTTCATAAAATTAGCCGAAAAAAACCCAGCCCCATAAAGCTACGCAGCTAAAAAACATCAATAAGAAAAATTTTGTATCAGACATAATTTGTACGGGGTTACCTAGCTTAAAACAACTCTGGGAAAAAATGCCAAAAGGGTAACCCCATAGGTATTATGTATATAGTATAAATGGATAACGGACAACGGAAAAAGGCCGCTTCAGTCTCCCTACACGGCCTTGAGATATTATATATAAACACCAGAATTATATCATTGTCTGGTTGAAAATCAAACAAATGCGGGTATTAGATTATTAGGGGGTAATGCATAATGAGTTAGTAATACAACCTAGATGTGTAGGGGTTTAATTTTCTACTATATAGATTATCTAGACCCCTATGCACTTTTTTTAATCACGACCCTAAAGTGGTGTATCTGGTGTATCTGATGATTATTATTGTTGTATATCAACACTTCTAGACGATTTAGTGGTGTATCTGATGGTGTATCCGTGGTGTATCTAGATACACCACAATATCAATATTTCCTTGCGTAGTGTAAAAATGTTGATTTGGGTATAGTAGTCGGGGGTTAAAATAATCTATATAATAGAATTTATGGTAGTAAGAACATTAATAAAAGCTGGGATATCTTATAGCAAGAAAAAAGCCCGTGAGAAGGCTGCGAGAAAGGCCGTAAAAAGCTTAGATAGATACAATATTCACGTAAGTGGGAAAAGCTCTAAAGGCCCTGTTCCTATAAAAAGTCAATCACTTCAAAAAAGCACTTTAAGTGGCAGGACTTACTCAATTAGTAGTGATAAACTTAGCACAAAGACAATGCTTGATATAGGCGGTGGATATGGGACTACATCTACAGCAAGATTTCAAGATAATGTTAGAGACTTGATTGGTTTAGATAGTACAAGTATAAAGAAAGCTCAAAGAAAGCTGTTCAAAAGAAAGAAAAAGAGATGAAAGCAGGTAGATTTTTAATTGGCGGATTACTAAGGTTAGGTGCTAAACAAGTTTATAAAAAACACAGAGCTAGTGGTGGTAGAAATATACCAGAAATAAGAGCACAACAACCTAAAGGTTTGACAAAAAAAGAAGCTCAGAAAAGATCTAAGGATGACTTAGCATTTGGTTTGAGAGCTAATACTAACATACAAAAACTTATTAATGCACTTAAGTTTAGAAAGAACAAATAATGAAATCAGGAAAATATTTAGCAGGTGGATTAATTAAGGGAACTGGTGGTAAAGCCATCAAAGCTTTTATGAAATCAGATTTATATAAAAGTCTTAAAGGTAATATGATGAAAAACATCAACAAAATGTATAGCTCAGGACCAGGAAATACCCCTGGTAACAAAACATTTCTCAAGGGACTAAAGAAGCTAGATGTTAAAAATCAAAAAGCAGTGATGATTGGTAAGGCCTTATCTCATGTAGGTGATGGAACTAAAAAATTACCTAGAAAAATTCAAGCATCTTTAAAAAGAGGTGCTAGAAACATTGGTAAGTACCAAAGCAAAGTACAAGATACTGCATCAGCATATCTTAAAAAGAAATTTAGTAAACAAAGAGATAACTAATGGCACTTAAAGCTAAAGCATTAAGAACAATAGATGATTTGACTCCAAAGCAAAGAAAGTTTGTAGATATTCTTGTAGCTAATTGGGGTGAGATTACAAAAGCAGAAGCTTGTAAAAGAGCTGGGTACCAAGCAAAAAATGATAAGAACTTCTCCGACATAGGTA